GGATATATATAATTCACATTTGAGAGGACCTGCTAGAAAGATGGCAATCTTTGATGCAGAGATGGCTAATCAGGCTAACAAATTAGCTACTATGTTTGAGATGGTTTCTCTTAAATCTAACCAGATATATAAAGACATCGAGACAAGAGTTTTCCTTGAGGGTGGAGATATGGACGATATGGCATATCTTTATCGTGAAGCTCAGGAAGAAGCTGTTGAGAAGAAGAAAGGTATCATCACAAAGATAATTGAGTGGTTTAAGAAGATATTTGATGCTATCAGAGAGAAAGTTAGCGGTCTTATCAACGGTTCTGGCGAGAATGTTGATGTTGAGGTTCCAGCAAACGTTCCAAAGATAGTAGAACTTCTTAAGAAGCATTTCGATGCTATAAAGATGGCTCTTACAAAGATCAAGTCGGGAGATTTCCTTGGTGGATTTGCAGACCTTGGAAAGGCAGTTCTTCCAGAAATAGCAATAGTTACAACAGCAGTTGTTGTTGTTAAGCATAAAGCTATTATTGGATGGATCAAAGACCTTACAGGAATTACAAAGAAATCAAAAGACGTTATTGATGGTGTAGAGAGTGCTGTTGATAAAGAAGAGTCTGAAGATGGTGTTAATAGTGCAGAGAAGTCACTTAACCTTTTCCAGAAGTTTATTCAGAAAGTTAGCGAGATAATGTCAACACTTGTAGAGTTGGCTGCTAAAGGTCTTGATAAGGCTAAAGCTGGACTTAAGAAAGCTGGTAAGACTATTGCAGATAATGCTGATAAGGCTGTTCATGCATTACCAGGTGGTATTGGAGATAAGTTGGATGATTATAAAGAGAAGCGTGATTGGAAGAAATATCTGAAAAATCAGGACTTTAATTCAAAGTATGATCTCGCTCATCAAGAGTCAGCTTATGATTTCTTAGACGATGATGATTATTCATTCTTCTATTAATTAGAAAAATACTTATGGTATAGGTAGAAATTTCTACCTATACCATATTTTTTATTATTATTTCCCAATGGATTAATTATTGTCTGATTTAAATGCATCAAAAGCTTTTTTCATCTGAGCACTAGATGATACATCATGACCAAGTTCTTTTGCACGTCTAATATTGTCTTTAGCACGTGAGAATTCACCACTGATTATAAACTCATTCCATAATTTATCATTTTCTTTACTTACACCTTTTGGTCTAGATTTATATTCATCATCAACCATATTTCTGTAACGATATGCTTCAGCATCATCAGTCATCCTTGTTTGATAATTACCAATCCTTTTATTAGCATCAGTTAAATCACGGTCTTGTCTATCAATAATTTTCTTACTGGATTCTTTCTCTTTATTTAAGATATCCCTATCTCTAGATACTATTTTTGAAACTTTATTTGATACTTTTTTGATTCTGTCTTTTTGCATACCAATTTCAGTATCTTTTTGACTTATAATCTCATCTTTCTTAGCATTCTCTACTTTACAAGCTGTTAAATCTGCTTGTGCTTTATTTAAAGCAACCTGACTACTCTTAAGAGTTGCAACACTGGCATCATATATATCCTTATCAACCATATCTTTTTTACCAATGATATATTTAACAGCATCTTTAATTCTACCACCTATTGTAGCAAGAGTTGTAGCCATCTTTTTATATGCATCAGCTTTAACAAATATAAATCCTGCTGAAGCTACTACTGCTGTTGTCATTAGAGGATGTTTCTTCATTAATTCTACCAATTCTTTAATTGCTTTAATTACTCCTCTTTTAATAGCATCAACTGCTTTCTTAAATAAATCAAACCAGCTTTCTGCTTTCTTTACTCTATCTACCATGTCTTTTGGTACTTTAACAAAAACATCTTTACCAGCAATTTTATTTACAAGAGATTTAACTAAGTTCATTACTTTTTCACAAAGATTAGAAATAAACTCACCAATCTTTTCTAATAAACCTTGTTTCTCTGCTTCTGTATAATATGATTCACCATAGCAGTACTCATTCACTACCATCTCATCATACTTCATCATCATCATAGATTCAAATATATAATCCATATTATTATTCCTTTTCATTAATTATAGTTAATATATCGTTTTTTTTTGAGTTGTATATATTATTCAAATTACTACTATATTGATATGAGTTTACAATATTTTAATACTTGGAAAGGACTGAAGTTAAAAATGAAGTCTAAAAGAAGAATTTATTGCAAATTCTGTGATTATTTCTGTTTTGACCCCGATGATTATGCTTCTCATTTAGAGAAGAAACATACTGATTCGATTCCTGAAGATATGACTCCTCACCAGTTTGCTTATTATTTAAAAACTGGTAAGACTCATGGGAATTGTGTTATATGTAAGAATAAAACATCTTGGAATAAAATCACTAATAAATATAATAGATTTTGTAATAACCCAAAATGTAAAGATAGATATAGGGAAATCTTTAAAAATAGAATGGTTGGTAAGTATGGTAAAACTACTTTACTTAATGACCCAGAACAACAAAAGAAGATGTTAGCTAATAGGTCTATTAGTGGTAAATACTTATGGAGAGACCATGTACATGAATCTACATATACAGGTAGTTATGAAAAATCATTTCTTGAGTTTCTTGATAAGATAATGAATTTTGACCCTGATGATTTATTATCACCATCTCCTCATACATACTGGTATATGTATGAAGGAAAAAAGCATTTTTATATACCAGATTTCTATGTTCCATCACTTAATCTTGAGATAGAGATAAAAGATGGTGGAGATAATCCTAATATGCATCATAAGATACAAGATGTAGATAAGATTAAAGAACAAGCTAAAGATGATGTTATGAAGAATAATCAAACCAATTATTTAAAGATAGTAAATAAGAAGAATGAGGATTTCTTAAAATATCTATCATTAGCAAGAGAGAACTCATTAGATGATAAAGAAAAAGCTATTTATATGGTAGAAAAGGATTTATCAATAGATGAGTTAAATAAAATATATACAGAGGGGTATAATGAATGAATTGGAAATATAAAATCCCTTTAAAGGATAAAAATGTATTTAAAGAGCTAGAAGATAAATATGATATAAAAATTCCTGATACACTAAAAAGATTAGTAATTGATGCTAACGGAGGAACTCCTGAGAAATATAGAGTCATGGTTAATAATACTGAGAGAGTTTTTGCTACTGTATTGTCATACAATAGAGGTGACGATGATTCTATTTATACATCTCTTGACAGATTTATAGAGAAAGGATTATTACCATTTGGTGAAGACCCATTTGGTAATATATTCTGTATAGAACTGAAAAGTAACAAGGTTGTTTTCTGGAATCATGAATTTGATAAGACTGTACCAGCTCACTCAAGTCTATCAACATTCATTAACAGCCTATATTAATGATGTAAAAGGAAAAAGTGTATGATGGAATATAATTTTTACAGATTAAATAAGTTTGATATTATTTTCTTATTTGAAAATTTAGAGTCTTTGACTCTATCAACAAAAACAAAATTAATTATCAATAAGGATAGTATTATTGATGATTTAAGAAACCACTTAACCGATTCTGAAATAGATAAATTATCAAATACATCATTAAGTGTATCGATATCTGATAAACTCACTAAATTACCAATAGAAAATAGAACTAATCTCTTATCTATGATAATACCAATGAGTTCAGAATCTATAGAAGATATAGTTACTATAATAAAAATTTTTAGAAATACAGTTAGTAAGATAGGACCTAAAGATTCTCATGAAATATATAATGCGTTCTATAAGTATGTATTAAAAGATAAAATAACTGTATTTAGTATACTACAGAAATCTTTACAATCTAATGATGTTGATGAAGTATTAACTAGGTCACCTATTAATACTATCTATAGTTTATGGCTGACAACAACAAATGCTCATGTGACTGCTATTGCAACAAATATGTTGTATAATGCTTTGGATATAGATGATGAAAGTATTCGTGATTTCTTAATACATTCGATGCAGATAATGAATGACTATGGTACAGATGATATTGTGCATATAATAAAACAGGTTGAAGACTCTGGATTAGTTGAATATGATGTACCAGAAGCAGATACAGATATCAAGATACCAGTAGAAGATGTATCAGAGAACATAAATATTATAGGGGATAATCTATTTTCAGATAGACCCCAATTTATACACGATTTAAAGAATGAAATCGTTAAATTAGATACTGATAGTATTATGCGTTACGTAGGTCACCAAGACCATATATCTTATACAGTAAACCCACAGTCATTAGGATATCTTATTGATAATGAAGATTTCTTAATTGCTAAGGTTAATATAAGAGATATGGGAATGTATACCATAGTAAAATACGAAGGTATCTTATACTTATTATTTGAATTAGGTGGGGATACAATACAAGGAATTAGTTTCCCAGTAGATGCTGGTGGTGAAAGAAAGATATTAGCTATACCAGTAGATACAAATGTAAAGTATTCTATAAAAGAACCATCTATTGAATAATTAAAAATAAATAGCATACATAACTAAATATTAGTGTGTATGCTATTTTCATTATTTGAAAAAAGTTATATACTATTTCTATGTACGAATAAAAAAGTAACAAATTCGTATAAGAAGAAACTTTATAAACTTAACAACAAGAAACAAACAAGGAGGAAGAAAGATGTTGGAAGTTGGAATTTTAGGTTTAGGTAACACAGGTAATCAGGTAGCTACTTTAGCAAAGGAGAGACTTGGTATACCAGTAATAGCTATCAACTCATCAGAGAAGGATTTGGAGACAGTTCCAAATAACATACCTAAGAAGTTGATAACAGACAAAGATGGATTGTCATCTGGTGCAGGTAAAGATAGAAAGCTTGCAAAGAGTTATTTAAAAGATTCTATCACAAACCTGCTTAAGGATCAGGAAATAATAGATATGATATCACCACTTGATGTCATATTTATTGTAAGCTCAACAGGCGGTGGTACTGGAAGTGGTACAGCTCCATTGTTAGCCAATATTATCGAGGCTACCTTTGCAGATACGAAGGTTATAATGGTTGGTGTATTACCTGTAAACAATGAAGCATTATCTGCTCATGTAAATACTTTAGAGTATTTAAACGAGCTATACAAGGTAATGGAGAACCAGACATATATGTTATATGATAACGACAAGTGTTCTGGTATGCCTTCATACAAATTACTGGAGAAGGTAAATAATGAAATAGTAAAGGATATTGATGTGCTTAGATGTACATACAACTTTACTACTAAGTTGGATAGTATCGATGATAGAGATGCTAAAAGACTTATATCCTTCCCCGGAAGAATAGTTATCTCAAGGGTAGAAGATTTCAAGGAGAAAGATACAGACAATATGAGTATCGAAGATATGCTCATCGATAATATCAAGAAGAATTGTCATGTAGACGCTCAGAGAGACAAGAAGATTATGGCATCTGGAATAATAACAAATCTTTCTCAGGCATTAACTGAGGAGTTTGATAATAATATTCCAAAGGTTAGAGATTTCACAGGAGATCCAATTCATGCGTTCAATCATATCTATGTGAACGATGATAGAAAGATGCCAAACAATGTATATCTTATTATGTCAGGTTTAACTCCTGTTAATGATAAGATAAATCTAATATCGGATAGAATAGAAGAGATTGAATCAAGACAGAAAACTCTGGAGACTGATGACGCTTTATCAGCAGTTGGACTTGATGCATTATCATCAAAGATATCAGATAATTCAAAACCAAATGATGCAACAACTGTAGACCTGAAGGACATCTTTGGTAAATTCATGTAAAGATAAAAGTAGATAAGCTGATAATAATTTATCAGCTTATCTACATCTTTGTAATGATGTATCAATGGTCGAAGTTTGTTGATTCATTATACAAAACAAAATTTATTTTTTGGAGGTACCTTAAATGGGAAAAGAAACAAAGAAAATTAGAATCAATGACAATGTCAAAGAGTTTGCAAAGCTTACTCTTAAGAAGTACAAGAAAGAAAACGGTAATTTCTTTGATTCTAAGAAGGAGACAAAAGCGTCTTACTATATGTCCTTGGTTGACCTGTTACCAGATGTAATAGAGTTTGTTATTAAACATGGACATTTACCGAATCAGGAAATTCAGGAGATAAAGACATACATCTATCAGAAGTTGACAGATTATGACTTTATAAAAGTATTAAAGAAAGAAATCAAGCATGGTAATAAGATTAAGAATATCAAATTATTCCCAATTATTATCAGAGAGATTCTTGAAGAAGCTAAGAAAGTGAACGATCAGCTCCTTGCACAGAATAAGGATGCTGAAACGTACAGGATGGATGATATTCAGGAACTTCTTCAGATAATCTTAAAGAAGAGATTAAAGAAGTTTGCTAAGGCAGGCATTGATACTGCAACTGCATTGGATATACTTTCAGTTATCCCATGTGATGATGCTTTAAATATCAGCCAGTTCTACAGAATTAAATCATTCTTTGATTGTCTGTATGAGCATGTAAAAGGAGTTGCAATTCCGTTTGAGACAATAATGGAATTAATAACAGATGAAGAGTATTACCCAATGTTTATAACATTTGCTCTTCTTGAAAGAAAAGAGAGATTTGCTAAGTTTACAGAAGCACAGAAGACTCTCTATGTAGACATTTCAACTTGGTGTTTCAAGACAATGGAATCAAGTAAGACTGATACAATCAAGTCAATTATCAATGTCTACATCAATGGAAGAAAGAAAGATGACTCACAGGGTAAAGACGGAAATAGAAGATACAACTTGGCTACTTTGGTACCTGATGATTATCCAAAGATAACAAAGGTAATCAATGCAATGCTTAGCCATGATGACAGCATTAAGAAGTACTTGTAGGAAGGATCGTTATGTTATACGACGTAAGTATCGGGAAACCGAAAAATAAACATAACTGGGAGATTTTCAAAGATAAGTATGGCTCTACTTTTGTATCTTCCAAAGCATTAAAACAAAGGATACGATTAGGTGGAGGGGTTGATGAAATATGCAACCCTGGCGTATCTGAAGAAATATCAAGTGATTGGGCAGATATATATATCACAGGATATGAACTATGTGACAATATAAAATTCTCTAATAGTAATAGGAATATGAATCTTACTGCTATTAGATTGAATGAAAGAAACGATTCTGATAAGATGGAGTACAATATCTGCTATGTAAGTTTTAACCCATCTGAATATCAATTAATAGACTATAATTTGGCACCACAGACTGGTGTAAATATAGTTCAAACATTTAGATCATGGAATGATTATCAGGGTTGTGCTATTCAATATACTTCACTCTATAGTGCATTAATAAAACTGACTCTTAGAGATATAAAGTCTGATGTATTCTATGATGTGATGATTGGTGTCGATGAAGGAAATAAGATAAAAGTCATTGTTAGACCACTTGATGTAACAGATTTACTTAATGCTATGGAAATAGCAAAGAAGCTGAAGAAGAGTGGTAATAACAAGACAAAGCATTTTGGTATCACATTTGCAAAGAGATTTATTCCTACTATAGGAGTATTCATTAATGCAGGTGATGGTGATGATAAACTCTTAAGTTTAAGAAATAATGCAGTATGTGATAAAGATGCTGTTGTTATAGCATTAGAAGATGAGAAATCATTATTCAATATCAGTGATACTGTAGAAAAAATAATAGTAGATGAGTTGGTTAATAAGAAGATCAAAGCTATCACTATTGTGGATTTACAATTACCACCAGACTTCTGTAAGAAGTATAATATAGATTATGTCTTCGATTATAATCTAGATACGTTCAAGACAAAATGTATTCGTGGTAAATAAAATCAGATAATAGATTCAACCATATATTATCTTAGTGAAACTAATTAACAATATTTTCAAAAATAAGGAGGGCTTTTACATGGCTCAGAAAAACAAACTCGTAGTAAAGATTTCATCTATGTTAAACAAGAAAGGCGAAATCAAGGGTAGTAACAAGAAAGAGACAAAGGCAGCAAAAGATGGCTGTCCTCATTGGAAAATCAATAAGAAAGGAAAAGTAGTTCCTAATATTGATGTTGTTGGTGATTATGCAATTTGCCGCGGTTGCGGTGCAAAGATTCCTCTTCAGTTCTATGACAATGATAAGCTGAAAGAAACCCTTGGTGGAATGAAAGAATTGAATAATCAGGCTAAGTTCTTATCTATAGCTACCAACAGTGGTGAAGAGATGTCTGCTCTGTTCTCAAAGACTGGAGTTCTTCTCGGTATTTATAAGAAGAACTATAAGAAGTTGAGAAAGATTGCAGAGAAGCAGTCAAATATTACTGGCGGTAAGAAGGGTAAGAAAAATAAAAATAAAGGAAATGGTGGAACATCTTCAGATGCATTCGGTAGCTGGGGTTCTATGTAATTAAATTCCTTGATCAAGTAATTTAAAAAATATGGGTATGTGTGTAATACACATACCCATATTTTTTTATAAGTATCATTTAAATAAAAATACACGAGTACTACCTCGGATAAGATAGTATTTTTAAAATAACAAAAGAGTAAGCTAACTATTAATTGAAAATGATAATAGTTTATGAAAGGAAAATAGTTATGTACAATGATACAGAATTAATGCACCTTGAGAACGATATTCAGAAAATACAAGTAAAGACTAATATGTATATTAATGAATATGGGGAACAAGGTGCGTTTCATTTGGCTAGGGAGATTATTCAAAATAACTTTGATGAATGTATTGATCCAGAATCTCCTGGTAATAAAATAGATATATCTTACGATATGGATACAGATATTCTTACAGTATCTGATAATGGAAGAAGTTTTAATGAAAGCAAATACTCAATGAGAGTATTCATGACTACGCTCCAGAGTGGTAGTAAATTTAATAGAAGTGCTGGAGTAGATAGTAGTGGTGAATTTGGTGTAGGTATGACAGTAGTTAATGCCTTATCAGATTATTTCAAAGTAATTGCTTATAGAGATAAAGAGGAAACTATACACACTGTAGAATTTAAAGAAGGTGTATTAATAGAAGATAAGATAGAAAAGAATAAGAAAGGTTTAAGAGGTACTACTGTAGAATTCAGAGTATCTAAAAAGTATATGGGTAATGATGCTAAATTACCTATAGAAGATGTAATGAACTGGTTAGATTCTTTATTCTATCTTAATTCAAATAACTTGAAAAAGAATAATATAAAAGCAACTCTTACAGTATATGAAGGAACTGATGTTGTAAATAGTATCAAATATAAACCAAAAGATTTCTCTGATTTAATAACAAAGATAATTCCATCTTCTTTAAAGAAGAAAGATTTATCCGATGTTTGTTATATAAATGGGGATACTAAATTGGTAGAACCTACTAAAGTATTAGTAGAAAATAAGAATGGTACTACAGAAGTTGCTATGCAAGACATAGAGAAAAATATCCATATGGATATAGCTTTCTTATATTGTATTAATGAGTCATATAATGACCCAGCATTATATGATACATATTGTAACTATACAAATACTACTGATAATGGAACTCATTTAGATGCATTTGATGAAGCATATTGTAGATGGTTACAGAATAAAGTTAATGAATCTATGAGTGAAGCTCAGAGAAATAAACTTAAAGTAACCTGGGAAGATTGTAGAACTAATTTGTATTGTGTATTGAGTTTATCAACCAATGCTCAAGTAGGATTTGTTGGTAATGCTAAACAGAAGATACAGTGTCCAAATTTAGTTCCGTATATGAAAGAATTAATCAATAATGCTCTTGATGAATATTTCAATACCAATAGTGGATTGCTTAATGATATCATCAAGATAGTTAAAGTTAATACTAAAGCTAGACAGGATATGATTAAAGCTAAATCTGCTACTAGTATAGAAAAGCTAAATACATTCAAAGAGCATGAAATGACCAATTACATTAGACCTAATAATACAGGTAAAAAATGGAAGGAGCTAGACTAAATATGGCTCCCATCACAGTGATGTGATGTCAAAAACCTCTTTAACTGCTGGGAACTCTTAACTCTATTAAGAGAAAGACAATCAGCAGCCAAGACTTATAGAAATATAAGTAAGGTTCAACGACTAGGGAAAGGCTGAGTATTATATACTTAGAACCGAGTAGGTCCAATCATAGGACGAAATGTAGGTGAGATAATATCAATAAACCGAAACGGGAGGCTCTCTAATATTTAGAGATGAAGATATAGTCTGGACTATATAGAAATATATAGATTAACAATCTCAGTTTTTAGTCGAAGGGAATTCGGCATCTGGTTCAGCAAGAAATGGTTCCGACCCAGATACTCAGGGATTTTTCTTATTTAGAGGAGTTACTCTAAATCCTGTTAAATCATCGCTAACTGATGTTATGAATAACAAAGAGTGGCGAGATTTAGTTACTGTGTTAAAATGTGGTATTGGTCCAAAGTTTGATTTATCAAAATTATACTTTGATAGAATTAATATATTTACAGATTCGGATGTAGATGGTTACAATATTTCATCTGGTATGTTAGCATTCTTTTATATCTTTATGAGACCTATAATAGAAGCTGGTAAGTTGTATAAAGTGTATGCTCCTTTGTATTCATTATATGATAAAGAGCATCAATTTGTTATTACTAAAGCTGAGTTATATGAGTTATATCATAAGAAGATAGTAAAGCAGTTTAAGATTAAGATAGGAAATAGTAAAGATTATTTAGATAAAGATGAGATGTTAGATTTCTTATCAGATACTTTTGACTATACAGAGAATCTTGTAAGAGCTGCTAAAGAGAGTGGTAACGTTAATAAATTCCTTATAGATGAAATTATCAGTAACTTAGTAGAATTGGGAGTAGTTAGAAGTGAAACCGATTATGATGACATTGATGAAGTATTCAAGAATCAGAAATTCATAACTAAGTTTATGAGTAATATTCAAAAGAAATATAAGGAAATTATATTAGAAGATGGGGCTAGAGTTACTGGTGTTGTAGATAGTAAATATGTATTGATTAAAATATCAAAGAGATTCTTTATGAAGACTTCTTATCTGATTCCAGTAATAAGAAAATATGGTCATGTAATAGAAGTTAAAGAAAAAGATAAAGAACCAGTATTTATGACTATAGCAGAATTCTTAGATTCTTGTACCAAATTACTACCTAAGATTAAAACTCGTTTTAAGGGACTGGGAGAGTTAAATGGTGAAGAATTATTTAAAAGCACACTTGATATTAATAACAGAGTTTCTATTCAGTATACAGTAGATGATGTTGAAAAAGAATTGGGTATATTTAATATAACCCATGGTGGTTCAAAAATAGATGCTGAGAATAGAAAAGAGATGATGAAATCTTACAAGATTAATAGAGAAGATTTAGATAACTAATAGAAAGGGTGTTTTATGGCTAAGAAAACTAAAAGAAGTAAAAAAGATGAATTGATGGATAAAAAGTTAGATAAACTTTTCTCTGATGAATTTGGTGATAGGTTTGGTAATGAAAAAATTATCCAGATGAATATAGCAGATGCTGTTATGACTTATTCTAAACTATTTGGAGCTAATAAGAATCTTTATAGAACTATAGCATCCATAATAGATGGAATGAAACCAGGTAAAAGAAGATTATTTTATTCATGGTGGGAATCTGAAGGTAAACCAAGTAATACAAAGAGAGAAACTCTTAATAGATTAAAGTCTATAAAGGTTGATAAGTTATCTGCCAATAGTGTAAATTATCATCCTCATGGAACTACATCGATAGATGATATAATTGGTAATGAGGGTCAATATTGGTCTAATAATGTACTGACCATAGTACCTCAAGGTAATTATGGAAATTTAAGAGGAGAAGAGTATGGAGCTGGAAGATATAGAGAAGCTAAGTTATCTGAATATACAATAGATTGCTTTTTCGATGATTTCGATAAGTACTGTATACCAATGAAACTTGCTTATGACGGTGAATCATATGAACCAGAATTCTTACCAGCTAAATATCCTCATATATTATTCAATCCACAGTTTAGTGGAATTGGATATGGATTAGCTTCTAATATACCACCTTTTAATGTGGGAGAAGTATTAGATGCTACTATAACTCTTATAAAAAATCCAAAGGCTAAAATATTACTAATACCAGATTCTCCAACAGGTTCTGATATAATTGATAATGGAAATTTTAAAGAGATAAATGATACTGGTAGAGGTAAAGTAGTATTTAGAGCTACTACAGATATAGATTATCAGGAGAATATAATACGAGTAACTAGTCTACCATATAATATTTCATCTAAGTCAGTTATATCAAAGATAATTGAATTAATCAATAAAGGTACTATTAAAGATATACAAGAAATTCAAGATAGTACTAAAGAAGGAGAGGTTGATATTAAGATAAAACTTAAACCATCAGCTAAACCAGATTTAGTATTAAAGAAGTTATATAAGAAAGGTACTGGATTAAAATTCACATATCCTTGTGGTATTACTGTAATTGATGATTATCAAGAATATGAATACGGTATAAAAGAATTATTACTAAACTGGATTGATTACAGATTAGATATAGTTCGTTCTATGTTCTTGAATAATCTTCAAATTACTCTTACTAAACAAAAGATGAATGAAGTATTATTAATGGTATTCAATAAGAATAATATTGATACTACTATTAATATAGCAAAGACATCTAAGAGTAGAAAAGAGACTATAGAAAGATTAATGGATAAGTTTAAAATAACTTCAGTACAAGCAGGTGTAATTGCTGATATGAAGGTATATAACTTCAACGAAGATAGCTATAATAGTTATAAAGAAGATAGCATTAAGTTAGAAGAAGAACTTAATACCATTAATGAAATTCTTCAAGATGATAATAAGTTGGAAGAGTTTGTAATTAACCAACTTAAAGAAGGAAAGAAGAAATGGGGTAGACCTAGAAAATCTAAGGTAGTTAAAGAAGATGATGAATTAGAGAATATTCCTGATATAGATTATATAGTAGGGGTAACTCAATCTGGATTCATTAAGAAAGTGCCTGTAGAAGATTCTATCTCAATTGGTTCTATTGGAAAAGGTAATGATGGTTCATTATTTGTATTCAATATTAATAATGCAGAAAGCTTATTGATTATTGATAGTTGTGGATATGTATCAAAGATAGCAGTATCAAGTTTACCTGATATGACTTATGAAGATACTGGTGTAGAGTTAAGCAGATTCTTTACAGTAAATGGAACAGTAAAAGCTGTTATGGAACTACCATCTTCAGAAATTTTTAATATTCAAAATGAAAATCTTGGTATAATATTTATTACTAAGAATGGATTAGCTAAGAGAGTTCAGTTATCTGAGTTTAAGAATATCACTGATAATAAGCAAGCGATTAAATTAACTGACAATGATGAAGTTGGAGCTGCTATATTTACATTAGATAATAATGCAGATATAATTATTTCTACATTCAATGGTAATGGTATTAAGTTACCATTAGATGAGATTAGAAATTATGGATTATCAGCTCAAGGGTTAAATATGATAACTTTACAAGATGATGATTATATTGTAAATGCTTCACTAGTAAATAAGAGTGATAAGTATTTATTATATGTAACTACATCTGGTAGAATTAAATTAACTGAAATGAAATATTTCCCTACTATGGAAAGAAGAGGAGAACCTGTTAATCTTATAGCATTAACTGGAAAAGAATCTTTAATAGGAGTAGTAGGAGTTAATAAGAATAATAAAGTTATAGTATACAAGAAGAAGACAGACCCAGAAGTTATTGAAGTAAAATCATTGGATATTGATACAAGAGTATCTAAGGGTAGAAAGTTAGTTAAGACTGGCTCAGGTAATGAGATAGTAGGATTTAAAGTATTTAAGTAAAAAAATGGTTGGATACAGGATGGTTACGAGTCATCCTGTATCCAATTAGTTTTACTGAAAAATAAAACTAAAAAAGAGGGCTTTTTGACCTATTGAAATCTCAGTTCAATACGTATCGCAAATGTATATTTGGGTTTGATGAAGTGGGAACAAAATAGGGAGAACAAGAAAACCACTTCATCCTAATTAATAGTTTAAAAATTATTATTTAATTTTTTTTATATTCTCGGAGCCCCTAGAAACATCATAATAAACTTGGTGTATAGTGTTATTATATACCTAAATACATTAAAATGAAAGGGTATAGATTATGTCAATTGATATAGAAAGAATCATTAACGGTACTCCTGATAAGAGAATTGTTAATGCTTATAATACTCTAAAGAATGATTATACAGAAGAAAATGCTGGAAGATATAAAGAAGTATACTCAAACGAACCAATTAGTTCTATCTTAGATAATGCTGAAATAATATTCTCTGAACCTTATTTCGGTACTGATTTTTTTATTAAATTGGTTGAGGCTAATAGTTGTATCTGGTTTACTAGATATGAGGATATATACAACAAAATATCTAACTTCTATGATACTTATATTAGTAAGATGAATGGAGTCCAGAAAGAGAAATTAGCTATATTACAAGATACAATGCATAGAAGACTTATTGAATCAGGTAATGTAATAAATTATGCTTATTATATTAGAGATAATATCGGTGATATAGAATCTGATTTATTAGATGCTGTTAGTAATGAAAAAACTATGGTTGTAGAAGATACAATTATAGAAAATATCGATAATATAATAGTATTATTTACATATCTACCATATGTAGCAAATGTCTTTCATCCAGAAACTCTTGATAAGATAGCAGAGCATCTATTAGAAGCTTGTGATATAAATAATGACTTTGATAATGATATGTGGTCTACATATATCGAATGTGTTATTATGGCTAATAAGTTATCTAAAGATAAAGGATGGTTAGAAGCTGTTCATAATAATATCAATAATAGAAGTTTGAGACAACTCTTAAGAGAATTCATTAATACTGATTTAAATGAAGTAATTAGTAATATGAATATCAAGAGAGTTAAGAGTGTTCCTCATCATGTTTCTATAGAATCTGCTATTGATGACCAATTGCTTAATATGGAATTTGGTGATATGAATTTTGAAGAGAATTCAATTACTAAAAAAGGGTTTGAGGATTATACAAGAATTGCTTTTGAAAAAACTTCTGAGCATATCGGTATAGAATATTCTTATACTAATAATACAGAATCAACTATCGAAGGATATTCTCTTTTTCGAGAGAACTGCTCATTAGATGATGCTTATACATATATAAGTGCATTTGTTGAAGCAGAAGAAACAAACTTCGAAGTAGATAATAAAGATAATAGGGATTATTTAGCTAGTACAGCAAAGTCTCCTAAAACAAAAGAATCTAATTCTGGGAGTAGTAGAGATTATGTAGCTACTAATTCTAAAGCACCTAAAGCAAAGAATGTTGCTAATAGTATTCAGTATAAAGCAATGGATGCTGAAGCAAAACAGATGGCGTTATTTGGTAAAGTAGCTAGAACAGGTCAAGATGTTGTTAATGCTGGTAAAGCAGTAATGGCACTCCCAATGAATGTTGTAAAAGAGATTAAGAAAGTATCTGATGATTTAGATAAAGCTGATGATAATAGAAGAAAAGCTTTTATGACAGACCCAGGGTTTAGAAAGAAATCTTTTCATAACTTAAAGATGGCTATTATGTATGGTACTGCTGTACAGATTAATTTAGCTTTACTTCCTATTCTTTTAATAATAAGGCATTTTAGTAAGGATAAAGATATTCGTATTAGAAATGAACTTATTAGAGAAATAGAGACAGAAATTAAAGTATGTGAAGAGAAGATAACTGATGCTAGTTCAGCTGGTGATAATAAAGAGAAGTATAGACTTATAAGAATTAAGGAAAAACTTTTAGCAGAATTAGCTAGAGTTAAATCAAACTCTAAGTATGTATAAATTCATAGAAAGGAATTTACTATGATAATTACTACTTATACTCAAGAAGAAAATAAGTATGGTCGATTCTTCTTAGCTACTGAAGCAAAGCCTCATGTTAGTCATGTACATAAAAATACTAAGGTATTAAATATATCACCTAATAGAGGAAGAAGAATCGATTTCAATAAAGCTGCTGGTGGTGATGAAGACTATGAAGAAGACGACACCACTCCAGCAGAAGATGAAGACATAGATGACACTGATTTCAGTAATATGAGTCTGGAAGATGATGATGAAGAGGATGTAGGTGATGATGAAACAGCTCTTGATACAGACGATACTGATTTTGGTGACATTGATGTAGATGATGAAGAAAATACTACAGATGACATGGGAGATGGTACAGATGGACCAGATACTGGAGATAATACTGACTTTAATACCGATGATGGGGGCGAAACTCAAGGAGATGCTCCCGACACTGGTGACACTAATGATGGGGGCTCTGGTGATTCCCCTGATACTGGCGATGGTACTGACTTTACTGATACCAATGGAGACGACGGTGGAGATGGATCAGATCCTAACGGTGACAACCCTAATACTGATGACGATCCTAATACTGATAATGAGGATGGGGAAAAAGGACCGGGGTTAGAATACGCCTCCACTAGAAAATATGCATTATTTTTGAATTATGAAATTTTGTTAAATGCACTGACTAATTATATTAATAAGCTTGAGAATAATATAGGTGATGATATAAATACTAATAAGATACTTAAAGCTGCTTGTACTAAATTAAGAGAAATAAAAGATTTATGCTATGAGTATATGCTGATGAAGTTTGAATTAGATACTTATGTTAAAGCTTTACTATTCTATCAAAATGCTGTTATTATGATTCAATCAGTATTTACTTTATTAAAGAGAATAAAAGTTCATAAGAATAAATTAATAGATGCTAAAAATGGTAAAAAGCCTGTCGCTAACAAGCGAACATTGAAATAAATAAATTTTAAATTGTAGTATTCTATAGGTTTTATAGTGGTTATTGAAATAACATATAAAAACACATATATAATTTATAGGATATAATAAATTATTACAAAAAGAAAAGGACGAAGGAGAAGATTAAATGGTTTCATTTTTATCAAATTCCGCCTCTGACTTTGTAGCAACAGAGACAGTCGGAGGATTTAATAATCACATAAATATGAATAGCTTCGATGATATCTTCACAGAAGCTTACAATCAACTTATGGTCAATGGATGTGACGTAAAGGTTGACATTAATACACTTATCAAGAATCAGGGTATGTTAGCAGCTTATAAAGAAGCACTTCTTGATCAGCTTGCAACTGAGACAGCTTCAATGAACAACGATATGGATAGAGAGTATGGTACTCATAGTTGTTTATATGAGCAGATTTCTGATATGTTTGATAACTGTGCAAATGACCTTGTTACAGAGGCAACAAGAACAGGAACACTTCTTCCTATAAAAGCAGTAGATTTTCCTGTACTTATTAAGCAGCAGCTTAAACTTGCTTCAAAGGATATCATCCAGACTGAAGTTACAAAGTCTCCAATAATCAAAAAGCATATTGAGCAGACATATGTTGTTGATCCGACATCAAAGAAGAGATGGAAATATCCACAGTGCTTCTTCACAGATGAGTTTAAAGAGATTTACAAAGCTGGTAAGGGTCTTCCGATAAACCCAACAGGTACACTTAAGACTCTTCCAATTTATGAGTTTGATGTTCTTGATACAACATTCACACCTGGTGCAACAGCAAATGATGAGCTTAGCTTGAATCTTTTCATTGAGAAAGTACAGGCTACAGTTTCTGGTACAACATATGATATCGTACTTCCACAGCCAATGAGAGTTAATCTTTCAGATGGTACATGGCTTGGTGGAAAGATCGATACAGAAGTTGAGGATACATCTCATGTTAAGCATCCAGTAAAGGATATCGTTTCAGGTTTCGTTGATTATTCTACACGTAAAGTTACTCTTAACAGTGCAGCTGGAGTTATCACAGGTGTTTACATCAGTGGTACAGTTTCAAATGAGAGAAATGAAAGAGCAGTTACATTCGACTATGCTCGTGAAGAGAGAGAATGGAAGATTGAAGATGGTATGAGAGTTGATGTTCCATACTCACTTGAGGAGTTGGAAGATGTTAAGGCTCTTATGGACATTGATCTTTATAAGAAGACATACAACAACATTGCAGATATTCTTACACAGATGGAAGACTCTACAGTACTTTCATGGCTTGATGATCAGTTCAAGAAGTATGATGGTGTAGAGCTTGATCCACTTCAGTGGAATAGCTTCATTACAAAGGATATCTTTGATTGCAACGGAATGGGTATTACAACAGCTCTTCCAAATGAGTACATCGAGAAGATGTTCAAGTTCAAGATTGATAGACTTCTTCAGGATATAGCTGATAAGGTTAAGATGGATGACTTTACATTCGTTATCTATGGTAACCCAAGATTTATATCATTACTTGATTCAGCAGTTAACTGGGTAACAAGACCAGGTTCTGTAACAAACGGTGTTAAGCTTGATTATGGTTACGGAATTACAACTTCTGGTGATATTAAGGTACAGGTAGTATCTACAAAGAAAGTGAATGCAGCTTACGATAAGGTTGAGAAGACATTCAATGGAATTAGAATCATTCCTTATCCACTTTCAGAGGAGCAGTTCACATTCAAACATTATAAGTATACAACACACATCTTAACAAGCCAGAACAGTGCTTATCGTTCACCTAATCTTCCTGGTGGTAGCTACACATATCTTATGGGTACATCAAGATATACAAATGCAGCTGTACAGGGAATTCAGGCACAGGTTAAGCTCAGCAACCTTGAGAAGTGGGTTAAACTGTAAATAATTATTGATCTAACAAAAATATAAAAAAGATAAAATAGTTAAGATATTACTATGAATAATGAGAGTATAGATTAAGTTCTATACTCTCATAATCTTTTCCGCATTTCAAAAAAAAACGATAATATACTATTTATGTGTCATAATACAATAAATAATTGATTTGGTGACCACGACCAATGACGGTGGAGAGGAGATTTTATGTCAAGCATTATCGCAACAATAGATAGTTCATCTAAGTATGACAAGTGTGAAAACACATATTTTCACTTTAATGGAGCAATACTCGTACTCCATTACTTTGAAGGAAATGGGGGTGACGAAGAGAACCCCTACATGGAATATGAGTGGACGATATACCACGACGCTCTGGACGGAAAGAAAGACCTCTATATATGGTGGTGTAATTATGAGTCTGGGCATATGAGGGTCCATACTGTTGACTACCCAGAGGGGTTTGACATTCAAGGATTACGAGATTTACTTGAAGATGAGTTTGGTATAACAATGCCCACCTCTAGAAATTAAAGAATATTAAAGAAGGACTACACATCCTTCTTTTTTTCTCTTCATAACCCTTTAAAAACAAGGTAATAACTTTAATATATGAAAGGTGGTATATTTATGAGTGAACCGATATATAATAAACATGAATACTCTAACCTTGATTGGAATGAATCAGAAATCTCTAAAGATAAAAGAGCTGACCAAAAATACATAGATAAGAAAAAGAAAGAACTTCTTAAAATGGAAAACAGAAGAAGAGAATTAGAACTTCTTACTGTAGAGAATATGTATAAGCCATCAAAAGAGATGTCTGAAAGAAGAAAGAAATTTACTACTACTAAATTCTTAATGTATTTAATCCTTGGAAATTGTTTTCTTATTGAATTATACTCAATGTGGACTATGATTTTCTTAGGAGATTTAGGAGCATTAAGTTCTTTAATAGGAGCTGTAATAGGTGAGAGTATAGCATTTGCTGTTTACTGTTATAAATCTTTTAATGAGAATAAAGAAGAAGCAAAAGCACAATTAGAAAGAGATAAATTTGAAGCAGCTGTATTAGATGCTAATAGAAATGGTATTGAAGATAATCTAGAATTGGATTATTATATGGAAGAAGAAGATACTAATAATTCTGATATAAAAGCAGATGCAGAATAATAATCATAGATAGAGAAGATAATAAATGCTTCTCTATCTATGATCCCTTATCCGTAAAACGAAGTTACTTAGTAATATACTATTTCTGTGTAATAATAAAATTATTATTACAATATTAACTTGTTTGGTGACCACGACCATTAACGGTGGAGAGGAGTTTTATGTCAATAAATGAAATTAAAGATGCTATGGCAAAGTATGAAGAAATCGAAGCTTATTTAACAGATGAGCAGAGATTAAATTATTTAAGAGGGTTTGAAGAATTGATTAGACTTTATAAGTCTAATATAGTTCTTGAAACCATAGCCGACTTATTATAAGAATGAAAAAGGAGAGGGACTACACATCCCTCTTTTTTTATTTAATGATATACTATTTTAGTGTATAAGAAGTATAAAAAGTAAACATGTCTAAAAATTAACTCCAACTTCTTATACACTTAAGTAAACCCTATCGTAACTCCTTTCCACGGTAGGGTAACATTCCATTTAAAGTGGTGATTATGTCCCCCAATTCTAATCACCACGATCCACGTATATTGCAACCAGAGCGTTAATGGTTGCAACATATCTCGCTTTGAGATGACACTGAGGTTAGAGCCAGTGTCATCTTTTTTTTTCTTAAAATAAAAACACATATCAATAAACTTATATTATTAGAAAGGAATATTAATTTTATGAATGGAATTAATAACTTTGCAAATCTTATTCAGGGACAATGGACTAATATCGTTGTAGTAATTGCTATCGTTGCTGGTTTAGTAAGAAGCATTATAACCTACTATACAATGAATGAGGAGCAGAGAGTTCAGGCTGCTCTTAAAGTAATAAGTGAAGAGCTTATGAAGATGATGGTTCAGGCTGAGATACAGTGGAAAGATTATAAGAAGTCTGGAGAACTTAAAAGGTCTCAGGTTATAAAAGATATCTATAATCAGTTCCCATTCTTATCAAGATATATGGACCAGGAGAAACTTGTTCAGACAATCTATGAGATGATAGATAAGCAGATGGATAATATGAATGAGTTGATGAAAAAGAATGAAGTTAAATAAATAAGTTAGATACTAGGTAGATTTTTATTCTACCTAGTATCTATTTTCGAGAGAGTTTATACTTCTTATATTGTACTTATAATAACCACAAGCAAATAATAATAATAAATAAAGGAAAGGTCATACCTCCTCTCTACATATGTATTATTTTTTTTTTGGTTACTATAGTGTTATTTATACAATAAAAAAAAGAGGTTGGTGTGTGACCTCTTGCATAGTCACACACCTCAATGAAAAAAAAAGATAACTCATCACACCCCGAGAGCATATACTCGCAGGTTACTACTATGTTATACCAAATAAAAAATTAAATTGAGATAGTTAAATAATAACTATCTCAATCGTAAAGAATTAATAAATATAATCTCAAGCTTACCCAGAATATTTTTACCTCAGGTCTCAATTGAGTGTTACCTAACCAGCGAAAGGACACTAGTGTTTGTTACTTTGTGATATATAAAAATATTCTATAGGTAAATTTTGTTACAGCATGTTTAACACAAAAATGAAAAAATCTGTCAAAACTAAATGTTTTGTTTGGGGTCTGCCTATCCCCTAATTATTTGTTAGTGGTGTAATAAAATAATAGTTGACTGATATTAAACCAATCAACTATTATTCTATATTTGCTATTAACAACACCAATATATTGATCCTTCATCCATATCCTACAATATGTATGTAGCCCATAATAGGATTCTTTTTATTTTATGGGTTACTCAAGTGTTATATAACTAAAATAATTATAAATATTCATTATTTCACTATAAAGCTTTGTAATAATATGAGTTATATCAATATCATTATATTTATCCTTATAATACTTATAATAGAAATCATCTATATTCTTTTCTGTTAATTTAGGAAATAATCTTGATGTTATATCAGTCTCTGGAATATCTTTATTATTAATAAATCCTTTTACTACTTCTTTCTTTTCAAAGAACTTTTCATAGTCTTCTTCTCTTATACTAAATAAATTCCAGTTATTACTATCTCCTACTTTATCAATTATCTTATTTAAATTAAATCTTAATTCTTCTACTATATTGATATTTGTATTTAAGTCTAAATACTTATCTAATTCTTTCTTGGCTGGTTTTATATCCTTAATATAGATACATCTACAGTCTGGATACAGATTTTTTAACATATCTGAATAATCTGGGTCTAACTCGAGTACTAGCTCGGATACTTTTTCTTCATTAGTTTCTTTACCACCAATACAATAAGTATAGTCTATTATATAGACATCTCTATTTAATATATTAGATACTTTTGTAAGTAATATATCCATTGTTGCTTTCTTAGCCATTATCCAAGTTCCTTTCTTATCTTCTTATTCATTGATTCTACTGATGGTAAATTCAACCATTTATTTGCAAAAGTTAATATATTACCAGTCTGATAGTTATCCATTACTTCCTTACTTATATCTCCAGAGAATGTATCACTATTACCTTTTACCATATGAACATCAGTTATTCCTCTATACTTTAATTCTCCACCTCTTGAATCAAATTGAGATGAATCTAATATCATTTTAAATATTAAAGTAGATGGGTCTATATTCATTCCTATAATACAAGATGGATAAAATTTACCCATATCAAAGTCAATTGAATATTGGAATAAGAAATTAGTTGGCTTACCGAATAACTTCATACCAAATTTCTCTATTAATAAAGGATTACCTACTAATGCTCCTTCGAATGATGAATCATCTTCATCAGTACTACTATCTCCATATGAATTATCAAAACTATTCATATTATTACCAGTAACTAATCCTTGACTTAAATAAGAAGCATATTGTACATATCTAAGTTTTAAACTAAGTTTAAATACTTCTGAATAAGGAGTTGTATTAACATAACTTGTTAAGTAATAAGTATCCATATCAGAAGTTCTTCCCTCTATTCCTACTTGTAACAAAACGTCCTTTATATTATATAGAATATACAATAAGTAATTTACATAAGAAAGAGTCTTGATTGTACCAACTTCACTATAATCTAACTTACTATCTCCTAATTCTTTTTCAGCTATTGCTGTAAGTTTATTCGACCTTAACTCAGATTGTCCTTTTCTTAAAGCGGCATAAATAACCATTTGGTCTACGAATATTGTATAAGAAGATAAATTGAACCAACTACTCTTTTCTTTAATAGCAAAATGAATCATATCTTTCTTATACCAACATTCTTTAGATGGGAAATCTGGATGACACATAATATCTTCTGGATTTCCACCAAGTATCTTTATTCTATTATATATGAAAGGAATATCGAAATCCATATTCCATATACCAATCATATCTAATTTTAATTTATTAATTAACTGCCATAAATGAACCAACATCATTAATTCATTCTGGTAGAAATATATATTAAAATCAAAGTTTGGATAACTTTCACCAAACTTATCATGTATCTTCTTTTTTAATTCATCTACATTATTTGACCAATATTCTTGCTCTTTCATTCTATGAGCATACATATCTCTTTTTTTCTTATCTTCTTCTATAGCATACTCATCAGTTAATGGTTTCTTAGGAGCTTTATAATCAACTCCAGTAAGAGCAAATGTATAACTTCTTTTAGTATCTACGTCAATCAATGTAACTAAATCAATAGGATTATATAGTGGGTCTGGACCACCTTCCATAATATCAACCTCTATATCTAGAAATCCTAATGATAAATGCTTTGGTCTATTATTATCATAATTATTTTTCCATTGTAATCTCTTATAAGCTCTGATATCTATATCCGAACCAAATACATATGGATACAATTGGATTTCATTTAATCTTTTATAATCTCTATTAGTGAAGCATTGTCTAACGAAACTTTTACCTTGGTCTCCAATTTCGTTAGCTATTCTAAATATCTTTTCTTTTTCTTTTACCTCTACAGGTATTAAATTCTCTATTTTCTCATAAGTCTTATTATACCTATGATTTCTACAATCTGGTTTCTCAAAATAAATTAATCTTGTAGGATTTTTCTCTATAGATAAATTCTTTTCACCAGTATCTAAATCTTTCCATATGGTGTAAATATAATCATCATCACCTTTATTATTTACATACTGAATATCTATAAGCATTCCATTGTCTTTTGTTAAACCCATATAAACCCCTTAATTTTTAAAAATTCTCATATCGGCTAAAATTCTGTTTGCAACTGAATCTTCTGAATTGGTTGCTTTCAAAATCTCTTCTACAATCTCGTCGGGTATGTCTATATATACATACTTAGCCTCTGTGACTGGTGTCAACAAAGGAGTATATCTTTTAATTTCCATTCTGTATTTCTTTTCTTCCATATTATTAATTTTCCTTTCACTATTCATATTAAGATGTATGTCTGTTTTATTATAGGAAACTAAGCTTGAAACATCACAGTAATCTATAAAAATTCAAGGATGGTAGATACGAAAATGAGCGATTATTATAACATTGAAAAATCTACTTCTAAAAAATCTAAAAGAGAAGAATTACTCGGTAAGCTAGAGTCAATGGATATTGATACTGGTTATGATTCATATGATGACTCAAATTCTTTTTTCCCATCTTCTACTATGAAGATTAAAGAGAAGAAAGAATCTAATGATTATGATTTATCAGACCAATGGTTTAATGAGATGATGTCTTATCAGGAAGTTAAACCGCATAAATCCAGTAGTGCTTCTGATGTTTTTGGATTAGAAGGAATAGTATTAGGCAAAAAGAAGAAAAAGAAAAAGAAAGATGGTAAGAAAGACGAAGTTGATTACAAGAAGGAATTTGAACCAGAATCTTTCTTATATAAAAATCTTCTTGTAGAGCAAACAAGATTTACAGAAGCTCTACAAAAAGAATATGATTCAATTAAATCAACTAAATCATCAGCTAGAGGTTCTAGTAAACAGATGACTGATTTAATTTCTAATATAACTAATGCTAGGTCATTATCAATGCAATTAATTGATAAGCAAGTTAATATAAAGAAACAGGTAGCTGAATTATCTATGAAGCAGAAGAAAGAACTTAGTGCTGGATTAGATAGTGAAGACTTATCTAACTTTGGTGCTACATATCTTAAGAATCTTCTCAATAATAGAGCAGTACTATATGATGGCGGACAAGGTACACCAGAAGTATCAGAATACTCTGAAGATGAGATGTTTGAAAATATCAATAATCTTCTTGATGGAGATGATTCTATTCAGAGAGCTGAAGAAACAGAGTTATATCTCAAGTATGAGAATAAGAATGTTACTATCTATGTATGCATAATAGATGACGATGTTGAGAACTATTACTATCTTGCTAAAGATGAGAATGGTGATGTGATATCAGATTATCCATTACCATCAAGAACATCTATCAGTGTTAATAGATCAACTAACATTGCTACTGATGTATATGGACAAAAATACCCTATTATATGGGGATAAAATAAATAATGAAGATGATAGAAATTTTATCTATCATCTTCGTTATATCACACTTTTATATCGCCTCTTACTTTAACCTGTAAGAACTGGTTGTCATAATCTGGTGATGTAGCAAAATTGCTATTAAATCCACCAGTACTATTTAAACTTATGTGAACTTCTGTTAATACATCTGTAGTACCTACTACTAAATTTGTAGCAGCACCAATAATAACTCTATTAGTACATTTCTTCATAACATCTACAAACAGAGTATCTGTATTCTTTGTTTTGATTGGTAAATCAATCTTTACTTTAAGTTCATTTACATTTACTAATGTAGAATTTCCTTTAATAGGAATATCTTTAGTAGCTTCATATGTATAATCACTTCTTAGATTAATTCTCCAACCACTCTTTTTATAAATCCATTCAAATGCAGGATAATTATAAGTAATATTACTTTCAGCAGCTGCTGTTAATCTACTTAAATCCTTAGGCATATTATCTGGATCCCATACAATATCTTTGTCTCTTACTTTAACAAAGAATGGTACATAATTTCCATGGACTGGGTCATGTGTCAATATCCATCCACTGGAACAAACTTTATCTGCCATCTTAGTATCCTTTCTTTATTATGATATTGCTTTAACCAACTCTGGATAGAAACTATTCATTCCTTTTATATTTTTAACTACATCTGAAATTATTGGTTGATTAACTACAAAGCTTCCAATCAATACTGATGTAATTGTAAATAAGAAATAATGTAAAGTCTCCATTCCAAATAGAGCAGGAGCACCAAATGTGTTAATATAACACTGGGTAAAATATCTGAAGTTTAAAGCTTTTAATCTTGGATTACTTCCTGATAAGAATGCTATTACTTTAGCTATATCAGAACAGTCATTTTTCTCCATTTCATCTTTTATCAATAATAATTCTCTTTTATCAACAACTTCTTTAGTCTCTACTACTGTAGCAGCATATGTAAAATTAACATCTTCATTAGTACTTTCCCATATTCTAGTCAAGTAGTAATAAGAAATAACAAATGCTACCTTAGTATATAAAACTGGGTCTATTGATACAGCATATTCTTTATTCAATATTCTCAGAATCATATGTGTATATATCTTAGAAGATAATCTCATTAATCCTAATGACTTTCTTACTTTCATAGGATTAGCATTATTCTCTAATGCTATATAAGCTCCTTCCATTAATACATATAAATCTTTCATACTCATATTCAAATATTTTTCACTTGAATTCTTTTCTGAAACTGTTAATGTACCATAGTTATTTAAGAAGATATAAGCTCTTACAGTTCCTGATGTCTTCATAAGAAAGAATGGTAATACTTGCGGTATTCTCATATCTTTAGGAGCCATCATAAGAACTATACTACCATTATAGAAAGAATCCATAACAGCATCTACATTAGGAGATAATTTAGTTCTGTTAATATCATTAATCTGATTTTCTATATGAGATTTTTCTATTCTAATTCCACCTTTAATAGCTGAAAGCATTATCTTAGTCAAACTACCATTAGCATTGAATGAATTATATAAAACGCTATCAGATAATGCAGCCTCTGCAAACATTGAATATTTTACTGGTGTATTATAAAGGTTATTCATTCTCATTTCACCTTTCATTTTATTAGTTTAAAACCTTGTTTTCAAAGGGTTTATTAATAAAACCCACCCAAAAACAGTCAGTTAAATACAGAATATAAGGTAAATGCTTATATTTTATAAATGAAGAAAGGAGAGATTGAGGCAATGCCTAATAACCTTCCTGAAATATTAAAGCCAGCTTTAATGAATAATTCCTTTGATTATGATTCAATGGAAGCTGCTATAAAGAGGGCTTATTATAATTCATATTATTACTTATACAAAAGACAAGTTGCAGAAGTAAATTATAATGAATTTTTTTATTACACGAATGATATAGATAGTCGTAAGAGACATGAGTCTGGTAGATTTTATTTAAATAAATCTTTAAAAGCAGTCTTTGAAATAGATTATGATATAATTGGAAATGTTAATAGAGAAGAATATAGAACTAGTAGATTTTATCAAAAAGAATTTACTTTTATGGATATGGTTTATAATCCACAGATATTCTCTCAATTACCAATAGTTATAATTGATAATAGACTGATTTATGATTTACATATATCTGTATCAGAAGAATATACAAGGTTTAGATTACCGTTTGGTAGAAGTTTTGTTTTAAAGAATCCTCGTAATCCAATAAATGACCATGTTATTTATAAAGACCATAGAGTTCAAGTTATTACTATAGATAATACTTACTACCAGAGATTTTTATATAATAAAGCTACTTTATTATATGATGATACAAGAAAAACTATTACACTAGCTAAATCTAAATTAATAGATGATGCTACTGCTCATATTACTTTAGATACTAATAAGTATTATATGAAGAAATATAGAGTACAAGATGTTAGTGAATTTAATGAAACACAAAAAGCTGTAGTTAAAACAGAATTAGATAGAAGATTAAGGAATTTGAAATTCCCTGATACAAGTGAGGGAATTTTCTTCTTATCCCTTCATTTCCTAAATGATAAAGATAAAGATTATGAATTAGGTACTTCTCTCATAGAAGTATTAGATAACGGAGATGGTTCTTTTACATGTAATTTACCAAATAATATTGCAAGTAAATTAAAGAACCATAATTATTCAATTTATGTATCTTTAACTTTCTTTAGAGGATTACACAAGCATATATTCTATGACGGAAGTGATATAAATAAGTCAGCGAATAATATGTTTAAAATGATGGTTATTGAAGATGAACATGGTGAACCAACTAAATCTCCAGTACCACCAGAAAATATGATGGTGTTTAAAAGAACTCCTGATAGAGATGAATTTTATCTTGAGAAGAATACAGAATCCGTTAAAGTAATGAATACCAATATTTATTGGGTATTTAATAATTCTGATGCAGATGAAAATTCTGGTATTCAGAATGGTGTAAAAAATGGATTAGAGTATAAAGTATATTACTTCTATTATGATATACCTAATTTAAAATACAACCAGTTACTTAGAAACTATAATAGACTAATTCGATTTGTATATCCTAATCAGAAATTAGAAGAGATAGTCTCTAAGGTAAATATGAATATATTGGAATCATCAGGTCGATTGACACCAGATGGAATGGACCCAGATTTCAATGGTGATTATAGAACTATGGTTCAGAATACTCAACCATATACTATAGATGAATATAATGAGTTTGTATATATCAATAATGTAGAGCAATTAGGTGGTATGGATAATTATCCACCGTTTGATTTCAAGAGAAGTACATTACATGGGTGGATGAAAAAGGACCCTGATATTCTTAGGGATTATGTATTAGACCAAAAGAAGATAACCTCTTCTTATTACCTATTTACAAATACATTAGACCTTACTACAAGATTAAGAAGAAATACTGCTACTGAATTAGGAACTGGTAGTCTTTTTACTTTTGAAGAAGATAGATATGTATTTGCATTTAATAACTCAAGAGATTATCCTGTTAGTTTAGATGCAAGGGTATTTGTAGATGGATTATTAGTAGGTGACGTGTATCAAGAGAGAAAGAACTTCTTAGAATATTTCTATATCCCAGCTTCAATGGTAACAAATGATAGTTTTATAGAGATAGAATTATTCCCAAGATATAGATATACTGTACCTGTTAAATTTACAGCTCTCACAGATAAGAAAAATATAACTCTTCCTAAAACAGAAGAAGTTGTATTTCCTACAGCTAAAGATGTAATACTTACAGAACCTACTCCAGATGGAGAAATCCATTACGATTTAAATCTATTGGATATGGTAACACATTATGATCGGGGTGATATTGTCTATGCTCCGTCAACAGATGCTAATGCATATGGTAATGATGGTTGGGATAATGTGCCATATAGATTTACAAGAATAGGTTCCGTTACAGTTAATACAAATGATAGTAGTATGCTTAATAAGAATCTTAATTTCAGTGTAAAGAAGATTCCTACTATGAGTAGATTTACTACTGATGTAGCTGGTTATGGATTTATAGAAATAGCTTCTAATGATTTCCAATTAAATACAGAGTATATTCGTATATTCAGAAATGGTAGATTAGTATCTAGAAATAGATATAGATTGATCACTAGTTATGGATATCCTAAGATACTTATTCATCATTGGTTAGAAGTGGGAGATATAGTTTATATAGATATTACGCCATATAGATATAACTTAAAACATAGACGAGATGAAATAGATATATCTAGACCTGAAATATCTATACCATTTACCAGTGAAGGTGTATGGTCTCCTAATAAACCATTTGATATTAGATACTATGATGTATATTTGAATGGTAGAAAGCTCAGTATTAATAATGTATTTAATCTGAGTCCATACGAAATTACTCTTGCTAATATTAAATCTAAATATGATTTAGAGATATATGAGAAAGAGAGAGACCAAGAATACTTTGCAGTAACTACTGATATGGTTACTGGGTTACTAAACTTTAGTGATTATTATCATGGTGGAATTATAACAGATGATGATATGAAAAAAATAGTTCATGCTTATATAGAAGAACAGAAAGACCCTAGGTTACATATTTATCCTAATACATACGATGAACCAAGATTTGACCAAGGTGAAATAGATTTATTCTATGCTATATATTTCTTATTCTATTATGATGAACTTATACCAAAGAAATATTACAATCCTGATTTGAAGCAATCTAGTTCTAAATTGATGATGGAGAACTTCATTGAGGTATATAATAAATTTAAAACCCTACCTTATGCTGATTCAGATAATGATGAAGAAAAGGCTAGAAGACGCTCATATCCAGATATTTTATATTTGGATCCCGATGATTGGGTTGATTCTAATGAGGGACCAAAAAGAAATACTCCTGATGGTAAAGTATTAACGTGGGTTATTGGACATTCTGAAGAACCTACACAAGAAATGTTAAATACCTATCTTACTATACCAGATTTGAGTAACTTAATTTAAAGAAAGGAATAATTGAATTATGCCTGGAATACAAGATACCAGAAGTGCATTAAGACCCATATTTGTATCAAAACCAGATATGAGATTTGCTACTTCATTTCTTAGTATAGAAAATAGAGACTTTGCTGTTCATGGCGAGTCTATTATGGATAAAGCTACTGGTGAAATCTTTACTAAAAGAAAAACTGATGGTAGAGTAGTTAGTTTTTTCCAGAATAAAAAATATTTACATGATATGATGATGGAAATGAGATTATTGTTGAATAATAATCCAACTTTCAGATATCCTGGTGTAAATGATAAGAATGCGTACTATGTTAATACTGATTATGATGTAATGAGTATTAATAGAGAAAGAGATATAAATATATTAACCAATGATATGACTATTGATAATGCATTTGCTTCTCCCCCAGAATATAAATTGGAGTTTAAAGTATCTAAGAAATCAAATGGTTTCTTTATAAGATTAACTTCAAGAGATGCAGATAAAGCAGTTATCGAGTATATCACAAACCAATATAATGCAACTATAAAAGGATATACTGGACACAATGCAGAATTCGTAACAGAATCACACAAGTTCAATAATATCGAAAAATGGGATTATATTAATGCAGCTATTAGTTATACAGTAACTGTAACAACAGGTGGAATTCCTCAAGATTTCCCAGTTATTGATTATTGTAGAATTAATGAAGAGAGTTGTATTAAATTCCCTAGTAGTGTAACTCCTGCAATAATGGAAGCTGCCGACAATATCAAAGTTAAAATAAATTCTATCAGATATGATAAGATTCGTTTTATGTTAGCACATCAAGCAGATATCCCAGGATTTACAGATGAGTTAGAGAGGTTTAAATATCCAGATAACCAAGTGGTTGTTAGATATATCAATATAGCTTCTTTTGTAGATAAAAGTACAGATATAGAACTATTAGGAAACGAGTTCTTAGTTGCTTTAGTAGATATCCCTTATTGTAATAAGTATATGGATAAGATGAATACTCTTATTACAAATGGTGGTGGACAATTCTTACTATCAGTAACTAGACCAACTGACAGTAGTTGGAAGACTAATGGTGTGTGGGCAGAGCATGTCAGAAACTGCTATAAAGGTGGTTTTGAAATAGATACTCACTCTGAAACAGATTTGAAATTATTAGAAGACTATATTGCTAAAGATACAAATATTGACTTCATATATATTTCAACACACCGTCTTGATACTACAGATATTTATGCAGAAGAACAGCCGTAATAAGAAAGGATAATCATTATGGGATTACAATTATTTGGTGTTCAGAATCTATCATATAAGGACCAAGACCAAAGCAATAACTATTTAATCAGTGGAGATGATTCAAGAGTATCAAACGTCAATGTACCTAATAGTATACCTGAGTTTGGTTACTTGACTCCATCTGAGTTAATAGACTTTATTGCTACTGATGCATTAGGAGATAGATTATCTTCTAAGTATACAAAAGAAGAGGTTAATGAGTTATTAGATAGAATCAGAATTATGGTTAGAAATATGATTCAAGAAATGAGAAAAGAATATAAGAGAAAGGAGTATTAATTTATGCCTAGGAAACTACCTAAGACTGTCGCTGATACTTTACTACATGTAAAAGATACAGATACGACGGAGAAAATTATGTTACCTATAACACGATATAGAAATATATTGAATGCTCCAGGGGTTATTAAGACTCCTACAGATATATCAGGTGCTCCATTTGTATTGTATGAACAATCAGAGGAATTAGTACCTGTTGAGAAAATAAGGAAAATGGTGGGAGGTATAATCTAAGATGCCTGATTGCTATACAAAAGATGAAGTTAATGAATTATTAACAAGATTGAAAACTGAGTTGTTAGCTGAGATAAGAGCAGCTAAAGAAGAACTTCAGAGAAACTTGAGAGGTTAAAGAACATGGCAGAGAAAGTTACTATGAAACTACAAACACCTGCTGATGGTGCTGGTAGAAGAAAAGATATCCACCTTATTACAAGTAGTGATGAGGTAATAATTAACCCAGATACTCCAGATACAATGACATTGACTGAGAAGCTTAAAACTCTTACTGATATTAAGATACAGAGAGAGAAGCCTGATAGTCCTGGATTATGGGCTAGAATTATAGATTAATTATATAGGGATAAGAAATTATTTCTTATCCCTATATTTTATTTATCCGTATATCAAAAAAAAAACGATAATATACTATTTCTGTGTAATAATAACTTTATTATTACTTATTAACGTGTTGGCTGTCCTATCGGCATGACGGGGAGAAGGAGACTTTTATGTTTAAAATTGACAATGGAGCTGCTAAGAAATTTGCTATTGTTTATGGTGTATGTTGGGTTATCTCAGCAGTCACATGCGCTATACTCTATTTTAAGTGGTTCTCTGAAGCCAGAGCATTGCAGAAAAGGGCAAATGCTGTTATTGAAAGAGATATATTTAAAGAATGCTTTGATAATCTCCAGTCAGTAGGTAGTAAAATGTCTAAGTATATGCCGTCAGGTAGCGAATGGGATGATCTACCTGATGTAAACAATGAAGAGTCGTTTACAAAATGGGCTGAAAACATACCAGACGAGGAACCGAGTGCTCAAGAGCGTATGCTCAAAGCATACCATGATGAGCAAAATCGTAAATACGATGAGGATGACGATGAGTTATATTAAACTCGTTATTATCTAACAGTAGAAAAGAAGATGTGATGAAATACTCACGTCTTCTTTTTTTTATTTTTTAATTTATTATTCTGAAATTGCAATGGGAGAATAATCATATATTATTTTTTTGTAACCAATAATCAAATTGTAATAGTAAAGGAGATTAAAATGAAAAAGTTTGATTTGGAAAAGGTAAGTAAGGTAGCAAAGCTCACATACTACACAACTATGGTTGTATCTTCTATAGTTGGAATAGGTGTCTGGTTGTGGTGGTGGAAAGATTGTAAAAAATCAATAAAGGAAGTACTTAAAAGAGTTCCTGAGGATGACTTTGAAGATGGTGAGTTTATAGTTAATCCGAACTTGAATCGTGGTGAGTGGAATGATTCACCATATATTAGTTATGAAGATGCTCTCATAGAGTGGGTCGATAAACTTGAAAATGAATCTGATGAGATACCAGTAGATAATATCATCAAGGACTTCGAAAAGAAGCTTAGTGAAGAAATTGATAATCTTTCTGAAGATGATGAAGCTGCGTTAGACCAGGGTATTATCCACAGTAAGAAATGGGACGAGAAGAAAAAGACAAACAAAGGTATTACACCATTTGATGAGTAATCTTTCTATGTTCCATAACGAGAGATAGGTATTAAACCTATCTCTTATTATAAAAAATAAGCGAGGTAAAAAAAATGAAGATTGAAGTAAGAAAAATTGATTTAGACACATTACATGGTGTAATCTATAAAGGTACTTTTGATAGTGCTGATGACCAAGTATATCTGGATTTAAATAAGGTGTTGATTCTCCTTAATAAGTTTAATAACGATAATTCATATGATGATATGAATAGTTTATTAGACTCTCTTATAGATAACTGTAGTGTTATGCTTAGATGGAAGTTTGAAAAACTTAATACATCAGAATGTGACTCGATAAAAAGGATTATTGAAAGTATATTTAAGTTATTCATATCGGCTGCTGAGTATGATATTCTAACAAGTAAAAGAACGATGAATGAGTTGATGTTATTAGGTAAGATATTCAATATATCAGCTTGTCCTGCAAATAACAAACTCACTGATTTAACTACTCTCATTGAAAGAATTTTATTATTAATAAATTATTTCAGAATGAGGAAGGTTGAATTATATAGAGAGCACCAGCATGAAGGGAAGAAGTAATTATGGGACTAAATAAAACTCTTATTAGATTAGAGAATATAAATAATTATACGATGCCGTGTACAGAATACGAGCGTAAAATTATCCAAGATATTGTAGATAGATTATCCTCGTATATATCAACAGCAGATTCATCTATCAAAGAAGCAATATATGAATTACGTAATAAACTAGATATAGTACTATTTTGGGATTTCAATTCATTATATCCAGTTAGTAGGCAGGCTGTATCAAAGGTAATGCATAATATTTATTGTATACTTACAGGTCATAGTGATAGTGAAGCATATAGTATTGCTAGATGTATTGAATGGTCAGATTCAGCTACAAAGAAATTATATGATTATGCTGTATCAAGGGCACCAGAAGAATTTATACCAACTATCAATCATATGCTGTTAATCAGATCATTATTTGATTCATATATATCTGGTGAAAATTCTCCAGAATCTAGATATGTGTTAAAAGAATATCCAGAAAATGATGTAGATGAAGTAGTTATTGAAGAGGAAGGAAATGAAATTATGGAAACAAAGAAAGTTATGTTAATCGAGGTATCATCGGAAGAGTTTAACAATGCAAGGAATATGATTAGTGAGACAATATTTAATGAATGTGATATTCGTATACATCAGGATTTGTCAGCTATTGCTTTCCACCTAAATAGATTTATTCCTAATAATGATATGGATGAGTTGGAGAAAGCTATTAATGCTATATCTGCTACATTCATGTGGTCATTCAGTGATTTGAATAAGCAGTATAAGAACGGTAGAGAAGGCTTAAGGAAAATACTTGGTGCTTTCTGTAGCCAGATTACTATAAATATATTAACATCAGCAGGTCTTGGAGACGATAATGAAACAGAGTTCTACAATTGCGTTAGTAGAATTAAAGCTCAAAATATAACTGATGATGATATCACTGAGTATTCAAAGTTCTTAAAGATGGTGGTTGCATCATTACAGTATTTCAAACAGTTGAAAGCATCTTGTATGTCTGGTGAAGCGAGGGTTATTTATGTTTAAAGTACTTGGTAAAGAAGGTGATAATAATGTATCTAAGAACTAAAGTAAAAATCGATAAACTAGATGGTGATGTTCATGTTATAATCAGTGATTTATATGAAACATTAGTTCTATATGAATTAAATAAATCACATCTAGATGATGTTATTGTAAAACTCTGGGAAGTCTTTTATGAGTCTGGTAGTGGTAGGTTTGATGAATATAAAGTCAATATAACAATAATCTTTATAGAAATCCTCAAATTCTTTACAAAGAAGAAAAAAGGGTTATTTGATAAATATTTATTATACGAGGACCACGATAAAGAGATGATTGAAGGCTATATGTGTGAGATGCATTTACTGAAATATGTAGAATGTGATGATTTAGAGATGGTGTTAGCAATCTATCGAGTATATCGTTATTTCAGAAGTAAGAGATGTATCTAAGAAATAATTTGGATGGGGTTATTATAACCCCATTCATTTTTTTACAAACTACATCTACTTAAGTTATTAACGATAGAAAGAAGATTTTATTATGGTAAGTGAAATAAAAGAAGCCGTTGACGGCTTGGTATGTACTGATTTAAAAGTAGTGATGTATGGTTTAGTTGATTCATTTGAAAAGCGTAGATGGGCTAATATGAAGAAGTACGCTAATAAATGTATTAACAGAGAAGTATGGGGTGTTATCAAATCAATAGAATTAGAAAGAGTAGATAATATCTTAAGTATGATTTTTAAGAAAATCAATAAAGATGTTATCGCAAACGTAGAAAAGCTTTGTGAAACTAATCCAGAGATGAATAGTACTAATTTAGAAGGATTATTAGCTAAGATAGATAGTTTAGAAATTATGTTCAATGAAGCAACACAAGGATCATTATTTCGTAAAAATGCTAATAGACTAAATATGTTATATCTATTTGCACATACTGCATATGAGAATAAATACTTAAAGAGAAGTAATGAAATACATATATAAATAGAAAGGATATTTAAATGAAAGAATTAGAAGAACTAAGAAATATGATTGCAGAAGATCATATTATGGTAGGTTTTCTCGACAATATAGATACACTTATAGAAATATATCAGCGTCTATGCGATAAAAAGAAAGATGTATATACGGATAATACGGAAGCTTTAGCGATTTATGTTATATTATCATATACATTAGATACTGAATTTATTAGATTTAGACCATCTGAATTAGATTTATTAGATAATTTCATAAAAATGTATATGAAGCATATTATGAACGATATTGATTATCAAATATACTTAGGATATGATAATGATGATACTCTTATGAAAAATATTATTATGGGTGTTGATATGATGATAGTACCAGGATATGTTAAATGCTCCAAGACACGAGCATATCAGACGATGCATCTACTGATAATGTCGCGAGAATTTCTTAGAACGCTTGATGCCAGGAATTCTATTAAAGAGAAGTTATAAATACATATATAAATAAAAAGGAGATTTTATGTCAAATATTATAGGAACGGTATATAAGAGTGATTCAAAAACGGAATATACCACAGACACATATTTGCATCTCAATGGTGCAGTATTATTAATACATCATTGGGTTGGCGAAACTGATGATGGATATATGGATGAGTGGTCAATATCTCATGGGATGTTATCTGGTGAAAAAGATTTATCAATTATATGGTATGCTTATCATCATGGATATGTTGATGTATCTTCCTATAAATATCCGGAAGGCTTTGATATTCAAAAACTTAGAGAAATTGTAAAGGAAGAATTTAATATCATAGTACCTAATGATATTAGTAATCGTGCATTAGAAGCATCACTAAAAGCTATTAAAGATAGAGATGTGTTTGAAGATAGTAACGAAGAACTTGAAGGCTAGAAGAACACAGAGTTTAAGTTAAGAAATATGGGATATGAAATTAATCATATCCCATATATTTTTTTATATCCGTAAAGTGAGGATACCCGATAATATACTATTTCTGTGTCATAATAAATAATTTAAGTTCTTAAGGAGGACAAATAATATGAGAAGAAATAGATTTGCAACATATGATGCTGGTAAGGAAATCAAAGGATTCTGGGTGAAACCAGAGTTCGTGCATTTGAGTGGGAAATCAGTTAAGTCTGTTTTCCCGGAGTTCAGTGGTAGAAATATCACTGACGTGATTGTATCCAACGCAGTCGCAGAAGCTGCATGTGGACCCTGCATGAAAGTGTGGGTTTGCAGTAATGGTAGATGGGACTACAACTGGTCTGCATCATATCAATGGATGGAGTGGAGAGCAAAGGAGCTCTTCGATAGACTCCATCCAGAGTACTGGGATAGAGAAGATTGGGATGACGAAGAATAATCGTCATCCCACAGCTTCGGCTGTTTATTTTTTTTATTTATGCACCATATACTCTGTATATGATATTCAAGTCTTTATTAAGATTTAAGTACTCTGGGTTGATACACAGCTTAGAGAATAATCTCACATCTCTGTAGTCACCATAATCAGCTGGATTACTTCCCTTAACATACTGACCTGTAAATAAAGCCAGCGTATTAATTCTTGTTCTGTCTTCCTGCTCTATATTGATAAACCATTCTTTTACATCTTTCTTATTTATCTTTAAGAAAAACTCTGTAAAAGTTTCTACAGTATTCAATCCTGCTGTATTACTCCATACACTATCTGTAGGTACTAATACTTCATTCTCTTCATCTATTATATCTTCTCCAGTTTTCCATATATGCTTAATAACTGGATCGTTCTCAAATCTCTTTAAGTAATAACCAGTTACTCCATCTGGATTTGTTTTTTTACCAAAGTACTGTAATCTCTCTTGAGAATTTAATACAGCTTGAGTAAATCTGAATGGTAACATTGTTCCTGTTACAGTTAATCCATCTGCATTAACTTTACTCAACTTAATACCATTCTCTCTATAGTCTGGTTTATAGATACTGATATCATTCTCTGCTGTCCCAGTAATACCAATACCAAATAACTGTACATAGTGACCATGTCTATAAAGTGGTGATTTTGTACCACCAGGAACATCATAAGTTTCTGATGGATTACCAGAATTAATTATTCCAATATTATCTGTACTATAAACAGTAGGAACTTCTATCTGACTATCTTTTACTCCAAACATCTGTTCCATTACATAGGAAACTCCACCGATTGGAACAATATTTTTTGTTCTAAATATCTCTTCATCAAGAGTAGACTTACCATTCGGGTTATTATGAATTTCTCCATAACCACCAATTACTTCAGTGGTAGCCCATATACCATTACTATTTATCTTATCATTAAATTTAACACAATCATTAAGTTTTATTGTCTTAGCCATTTGAAAAGATTTTCTCCTATCTATTTTATTCATACCACATTCTAACTACCTTATCAGATAATTGTAATGGGTTCTTATCTTTTACTTTTAAAGTACTATTAGTTCTAGCTATATCGTATAAACTAACATTACTGTCTATTTCTATATCTTTTCCTCTTAAATCAAATTTCTCTTTTAACCTAATTGAATTAAGGTCTCTATGAGTTAATCTGATTAATACTTCAGATATAAATTTATCTTTAAACTTCAATACATTATCATTCTTATTTTCACTTGCTAAAAATCTAACTACCATTAGATTAACAACATCATCAAATGATGTATGAAGTTTTTCTGGTACTTGAATTAATTTCTTCATATAATGTATTTCATCAAAATACTTCATAGCATTCTCTGGTTTAGTATCTGCTATAATTAAAGTATCCATATTGATTACATCTACAGTATATGATTTAAAGAATCTTACTAATTTAAGTAATAATTCTGATAAAGGGTTCTCATCATCATTCATTAAGAATAAATATTGAATATCCTTTAATATAGTTTGTAATCTTCCTATGATATGATTCACATAGAAATATATTTTCTCTTTAGAATCAGCTTCACCATAATCTAAAGCAACATCTTTAAAATTTTATAGATTATAGTAATTTTAAAG